ACAGAAAATTTAGAGAGTGTATCTGCTACAGGTTCTATAGGAACAGTTACACCTAAAGCAGAAGTATCACTAACAGCTACTGGTGTATCAGCAACAGGACTAGTAGGAGATGTAGAGGAACAACCTACAGAAGCATTAGAAAGTGTTTCAGCAACAGGATCAATAGGTACTCCTACAATAACAGCATCAGCAGCTGTGATGGGAGCTTTTAATCCAGAAATAACATCACTTTTATTTTCTAAAGTGGCTCTTTTAACAGCTTCAGAAACATCAGCAGATACAAGAATAGCTGCAGTAGAAGGAGCATCTCTTGCCGAACAAAACTTAGCATCTTCTAGAGTAATTGCACAAGTATTAGATGCAACAGGATCAAGTGGTGTAACAAACGAAACATTAGCTCTTACAGGTGGATCACAAGTTTCAGGTAGTGTTCAAGGTGCAGTAGGATCAGGACAAGCAGGTTCGTTATCAACTAGTGCAACAATATTTGACTTTGAAGCAGTAAAAGAACTATATAGTAGAAGAAGGACAGTGTTTATAGCGAGGGCTGCGTAATGTCCACATCAGCCGAGAGAACAGTGTTAGTTGCGAAAGAAAATAGAAATGTATTTATTTTTAGAGTCTCTACTTCTTCTGATCGCACAGTTTATGTACAAAAAATTAATAGAACAGTTTTTATAGAGAGACAATCAACTTCTGCTGATAGAACTGTATATGCAAGTGAGGAGTAAACATGAGTTTTAGATGGCCAATAAAAGATCCAGACGAAACATTAGATTATAGTGTAGATTGGTCAAGATTTTTAGGATCTGCTACAATTGCATCTGTTACATGGGCAGTTAAGTCTACAAGTTATACCACACAAACAACTTTAGCTTCAGGTCAAACTTTAACAACTGCTTCTAGTGGTGCTGTAACTGACTCAATACAAAATGTTTCTCAAACAAATACCCCTAGTGGTGCTGCTACTGTCGCTACAATTAATATAGCAGGTGGAACAGTTAATGAAGAATACACATTTTTTTGCACAATGACTGATTCTACAGGTAGCACTGCACAAAGAAGTATTAAACTAAAAATTAGGGAGAAGTAATGGCTTACGATTTTTTAGGTTTAACAAATGATGTTAATAGAAGATTAAATGAAGTTGAACTAACGTCTTCTAACTTTGCTACAGCCACAGGTGCATACGCTTCAATTAAAGATAGTATTAACTCTTCTATTCGTTATTGTAATCAACATGAACAACAGTGGCCTTTTAATCATGTTGAGCAGGAAGATACACTAACAGTGGGTGAAGTAAGATATGCTTATCCTACAGATGCAAAAACATTAGACTTTAATAGTTTTAGAATTAAAAGAAATAGCACTTTTGGTAATGATACTAAAAAATTAACTTTATTATCTTATGAAGAGTACTTGACAAAGTTTGTTGATTTAGAGTATAATACGTCTAATACAGGAATAAGGGCTATACCTACTCACGTATTTAGAACCCCTAATCAGGAATATGGAGTAATACCTCCACCAAATAATGCTTATGAATTAGTATATGAGTATTATAGACTGCCTGTAGACTTAGTTAATGCTACAGATGTTCCTGCATTACCTGAACAATTTAGACACGTTCTTGTAGATGGTGCAATGTATTATGCTTACTTGTTTAGAGGTAACACACAAGATGCACAAATATTACAAGGTAAATTTCAAGAAGGTATTAAGAATATGAGAAGTCTGTATATTAATAGATACAACTATCTACGTTCTACAATGATACAACAAAATGAAACATTTACACCTCTTATAAGAGTAAACTAATATGCCTACAACTTGGAGTACATACCCTATTGAGTTCAAGGGTGGTTTAATTACAAACATAAGTCCTCTTCAGCAGGGTATCAATTCTCCGGGATCTGCTAGGATATTAAAAAACTTTGAGCCTTCTATAGAGGGTGGTTACAGAAGAATACTAGGTTTTACTAAATTTGATTCCAATATTGTACCTCCATATGGTAATCCTGTTGTACATGGTGCATCTCAAACAGGAACAACATTAGTTATAGCTGCTATTCATAAAACACCTGAAGCAGGTGATACATTTACAGTAGCAGGTATATCAGGAACATATACAATAGCATCTGGTGGTGTATCTTTTGATGATACAAATAACAGAGCCACACTTACATTAACAGGTGCATTAGCTTCAAGTCCTGCCAATGGTGCATTAGTAACTTTTGCTAGTACAACAACAAGTCATCTTATTAATGGTGTGACTAGTTGGGAAGATAAAGCGATTGTATCACGTAACAATGATCTGTTTAAAACTACAGGATCAGGCTATACTAAAATAAATAAGCCTACTTATGGTACAGTTTTAGTAAATGGTGGAAGTCAAAGTGGTGGTACACTAGCAGTAGATGGTTTAACTGCAGCTCCTCAAGCAGGAGATGTATTTACAATAGCAGGTGTAGATAAAGTATACACAGTTACAGCAGATGCCACAGTTAGTTCTGGTGGATCTACATTAAACATAAACCCTAACTTAGCTAGTTCACCTTCAGATGATGCTGCTATTACTTTTATAAGCACAGCTAGAGAAGGTGCAACTAAAATAAGATTTGCATCTTATAACTTTAGTGGAACTTTAAAATTAGCTATAGTGGATGGTGCTAGTAATCCTGCTCTCTATGATGATAGCACATTCACAGTTTTAAATGATGCACCTACAGATGTGCTTGGAGCTAAATACGTAGTTAATTTTAAAAATCAACTTATATTTGCAAAAGGAAGCACAATTACTTTTACTGCTCCTTTTACAGATTCAGACTTTACTGCAGCCAGTGGTGCAGGAACAATAAATGTTGGAGCTACTATTACAGGAATGTCTGTATTTAGAGAGCAACTTATTATCTTCACTGAAAGAAGTATATTAAGACTTGTTGGAGATACGATTGCAAACTTTCAACTACAGCCTATAACAAGAGACATTGGTTGTTTAGAAGGTGATACAATACAGGAAGTAGGTGGAGATATTATTTTCCTAGCTCCTGATGGATTAAGACTTTTAAGTGGTACAGAAAGAATAGGAGACTTTGGATTAGGTGTTGTTTCAAAAACAATACAAAAGAACTTGACTTCTTTTATTGCAACAAATACTAGTTTTTCAAGTGTAGTTATTCGTGAGAAATCTCAATATAGATTATTTGGTTTTAATACAAACATTAGTAAAGAAAGCGCACAAGGTATCATAGCAACACAGTTTTCTGCTCAAGGTGGATCAAGTGTCCAGTTTGCAGAGACAAGAGGAATAAGAGCTTTTGTTGCAGGTGGTAATTACAATGAAGAAACAGAGTTAACATTTTTTGCTAACAATGATGGTTTTGTTTATAAGTTAGAAAATGGTAATAACTTTGATGGAGCAAACATAGCAACAACTTTTGCTACTCCTTTCGTTCCAGTAAATGATCCTAGAGTTAGAAAAGCATTTTATAAAGTTTATCTTTATGCTGATCCACAAGGTAGTGTAGCATTTGATTTAAGTTTAAAATTTGATTTTGATGAAAAAGATAGCGTTCAACCAAGTAAGATAGATTTTTCTAATACAGGAAATGAGATAGGTTTTTATGGAACAGCTACTTACGGAGTAGGAGTTTTTGGAACTAAACTACAAAAAACATTTGAGGCACAAACAATAGGTTCAGGTTTTACTGTGTCAATGCAGTTTGAATCTGATAACACTAACCCTCCATATTCTTTAGACGCACTCACTTTAGAATATGACACATACACAAGAAGGTAGGTAAAAATGGGTACAGGATACACAAGAAACGATACATCAAATAACATAGCAGATGGCAACGTCATTAACGCATCTGACTTAGATGGTGAATATGATGCAATAGAATCTGCATTTGGTACATCTGGTCATACGCATGATGGTACGTCAGGAGAAGGTGGTCCTGTCACTGTATTAGGACCTGTCCAAGACTTTGTTGCTAGTGCATCAGAAATAAAACCTAAGACTGACAATACGTTAGACATAGGAACATCTTCACTAGAGTTTAAAGATTTATACCTAGATGGTTTAGCCTATATTGATGGGTTAGGTGAAACTATGCTTGTATCTGGCTCTAGTGCTATACAGTTTAGAGATACAGCTATATCTATCAACTCAAGCACTGATGGACAACTTGATATTGATGCAGATACAGAGATAGAAATAACTTCTCCTACTGTAGATATTAATGCAAGCACAGTTGTTAATATCAGTACCGATCTTATTGTTGGTGATGATCTTACATTACAAAGTGATGCAGCCGTATTAAACTTTGGTGCTGATAGTGATGTAAGTTTAACACACGTAGCTGATACAGGTCTTTTATTAAATGCAGGTTCTGCTATACAATTTAGAGATTCAGCATTAGCTATTAACTCTAGTACAGATGGTCAGTTAGATATTATCGCTGATACACAACTTGAGATTACTACTCCTACCCTAGAACTTAATTCTGATTCTCAAATTATAGCTATCGGTGCTGATGGTGATGTTACAATTACACATGAAGCTGATACTGGCTTGAAGATGAAAGCTGCGAGTGGGTTTGAGTTAAACCTACAGACAGGCGATACATCTGTAGAATCAGGTAATGTATTAGGTAAGATCACGTTTAATGCTCCTAGTGAATCTAGTGGTTCAGATGCACTATTAGATGGTGCAGCGATTGAAGCTGTAGCTGAAGCTACATTTGCTAGTGATAATAACTCTACAGCATTAGTATTTAAAACAAATACAAGTGCAGCAGCTACAGAGAGAATGAGACTTAAATCTGATGGTACTTTAAATCTTTTAACTAATGCTGATTTTGATGGAGATTTAGATGTAG